TTGCGATGTCTGAGTAGCCTTCGGTGTCGAGGAAACGAGGCATGGCTTACCTCGTGTAGACGCTGATGTTCGGCGCGAAGTAGATCGGCGACTTGTCGCGCTCCTCGACCTCGGCCAAGGTCAGGTATTTCTCGGCCTGACCCTCAAGGTAGGTAATGCGATCCAACGCAACACCCGGCAGTTCGAGGCTCATCTGGTGAGCCAGCATCGACTGCACGGCCAAGAACCAGCGCTGGGGGATCTCCAGTTCGCCGGAGAGCGAGCCGACATCCATAATCTGGCGCGAGTACCAGACCGTCATCTGCACGAAGGTGTCCGAAGGCACCGGCCAGAGGTAGATCTCCGACTCGGGGATCGTGCGATTGAACCAGTACTGGAAGGGCTGATTGGCGGTGAAGTTTTTGTTCGGCAGGTTCGTGTAGTCGTCCCGGTTCAGACGCGCCATCGTGATCTCGGTCGAGTTGTTCCCGAAGTAGAGTTCGCGAAGCGACAGCGTCGAGCCGTTTCTGGCCCGGATGCGGTAGAACTGCACGGTCTGGCCCGGGTCGATGTCGTACCAGAGCCATTCATCGTTGACCCAAGCGGTCACACCCGGGTCGTAGAGCGTGCTCCAAGTGATCCCGTCGGCGGAGTACTCAAATACGCAATCGATACTCGCAGAAACGCCCGGCAAAACGCCGATTGAGCCGATGTAGACCGGATTGTTGGTGCCGTAATCGACTGTGATGGTGCCGTTGGCGCTGGTTTGGGTACAGAGGGTGTCAATGTTCGAGTCAAAGGCGTTTCCAACGATGCCCCCGGCACTCGATGCGTACCCGCCGGTGCTGTTCGGGGTGGGCCTGTTCATGCGGCGGTACAGTGCTTGGAGCACATCGTTGCCGCCCAGAGGCAATTTGTAGATGTACTGGTCGGCCTTCAGGCCGTAGACCTTCTTGTCGATGGCCCAGTACTGGATCCCGATGTTGATCAGGTTCGAAAGCAGAAAAAACAGCGACTCGCGGGCACTCAAAACCTGCTCGGAGGTCAACTCCTCGGCCAATTTCCCGCAGCGACGCGCCCCGTGATCAATCAGGGTCTGGACTTGGATGACGGTCGTACCGACGGTTCCCGAGTAGGCCATGTTCACCTCACCATCCGGGGCAGTTCCAACGCTTCATGGACGCACGGGCGCGACTCCCCTTATCGCTTTTCTCTGCAACAGGCTCCATTCTCGCGCAAAACGAGTCCCGACGAGCGCCCCCTTGGGGCTGCGGAGCCTTCAAATTCGACCCCGTCTCACGGTTGTACTTGGCCCGACCCTTGGCAGTCAGCCCTGCGCCTTGATCAACCGGCATCTTCTCGCCGCGGCCAACCGCCAGACTTACTCCGCCTGATTTGAGCTTGGCGGTTTTGGCTGACTGCTTGAAGGCTTCAGTCGTTGGCGCACCCGTGCTGCCAGCTCGGCGCATTTTTTCGCCAGAGCCTTCAGCGATTCGCTCACGCTTTGCATTAATGTTTGCATACAAGCCACCATCCTTCATCTTTTTGGAATATAGCTTTTCCACAATCTCCAACCTCTCGGGTTTGGTTGTGGCTTGGCTGACAATCTTTAAACGCTCCGGCTTGCTCTTGCCCTCTTCATAGAACCCAGCCTTTTTTAAAGACTGGACTACTCCGCCATCTTTCATTTTTTTGTCGGCCTTTACAAACTCTTTGCCGACCTTTTGCGGCACACCACCAAAGCCACCCTTAGTATGGGCGGCGGCTTGCATCAAACGATGCTGGGCTGGTGATTTGCTTGGCATAATTAACCGTAAGATTTAACCATCTCAAGGACAATGGTGTAGAAGTCGCCGTTAGAAGCATCAGCAGTGCTGAACAATACATCACCAGTTTTTCCAGCGCCTGCGTTGTTAGTCAAACCGCCGAACTTTTCAAAATCAAATGTATATTCAGAATTTTGTGGCACACACCAGCAAAATACATCTGTGGTTGCATCCCAATAAATTTGTACTTCCAAGCCATGCGTTGCGGCATGAATCCTTGTAATAGTTACGCCAGTGCAGGCTCGGCCAGATGCACTTGATGTCAAAGCAGAAACATCCACCTTCAAAACTTTGCTTTCACCAGTACCGTCAGAAAGGTTGGTGAATTTCATGATTGCCATCCGCTCACCATCTATGAGCGTTTGACTTGCGACTGCATCGGCCATGACTTATTCCTTAAATTAAAAGCGGGGGCCGAAGCCCCCACCTTGGTTCAGCACACTCGTCCGCCGCGCTTCTTGGCAGGTGTCACAGTGACAGACTCCTTGGTCTTGGTGACGCTGCCTTCTGGCACTTTGGGAGAGAACAAGCCCTTGATCCCCTGCATGACGCGCTTGGGAGCACCGAGGATCGCATTACGCATCCCCTCGTTCTCTTCGCGCTGAGACTTCTCCCAGTTCTCATACGCCCGCTGGTTGCGGTTCGTCTTCAACTGGTCTTCAACCTCAGCAGGAACGCCGCCCTCCTTCATCTTCTTACCGTACTTGCTGTACACCTCGTTGGAGTACGCCTTGGCCTGTTTCATGGCCGTGGCGTTTTCCTTCGTGAATGCCTTCTGCAAGCGGCCTTCAGCGGCAGTTACCTTGCCGCCTTTCTTGAAGGTGCCGGAGAGTTCGGTGATGGACACCGGGGCGCTGGGCTTTTTGCGGCCTTGGGGCATCGCGACGGGGGCACCGCTATCAACAACTCCCCCCGCCGCGTAGGCTTTTTTTGCTGCGCCGCCTTTTTTGTAGCCGCCAGCATTCGCCTTTGCAACGCCACCAGTAGCGTACCCACCAGCATTGCCCATCTTCACATCGCCGGTTTTGGCCGGAGAGTGATCGGGCTTTGCGGTGTGCATCTTGGTGTTGCGGTACTCACCACCTTGGTTTTCGGTGTTGATGATGCCGCTCTTGGGCAAGCCGCCCTCAGCCATCTTGACCGAGCCGCCTTTTTTGTAGCCGCCCTGACCCATGACCACACCACCGGTCTTCAGGCCCTTGTGAGCCTTGGACGCGGGTTTGTCGGCGTGTTCTTTCAACGCCTTGGAGGTCTTGGCCATCTTGGCCATCTCGGCCTTGTGCATGGACTTGGTCTCGCCGCCCTCTTTCATCACTTGAGCGGCCATGCCCACGGGAGCCGCGGGGGCGGCACCAGAAGGCATTGCACGCATCGCACGACGACGAGCAGCCATCGAGGGCTTCATGGGGGCCTTGGCACCCATCATGCCGCCACGAGCGGGCATCGAAGACATCGCGGGGGCAGCCATGTCTGGCGAGCCGCCCATCTGCATCTTCTTCTCAACCTTGCCGCCCTTCTTGAGTTTCAACTCAACGGACGGCTCGGTGGTCATCATCTTCACCATTGGTTTGAATTGGCCCATGATGTGCCTCCTCAACCCTTCTGGGCGTATACCACGGTGAAGCGGTAGATGCCCTGAGTGGTGCTGATAGTGCCGTTCGGGTCAACCGTCAGGAAGACGCTGGTATTGGAACCAACATCAGCCATCGCAGCCAACTGAGCAGCGGTGAAAGTTAGCGCAGCGCGACCGCCACCGATGACATCCGTGGCCGACAGGTATTGGGTACCTGCGGCAGCGGTGCCAACCGTTGCGTTGATCGCGGTTGCGGTGCCGCCACCGACTACCTCGTTCTGCACCTGATCAATCAGAAGATCGATGAGTTGCGAACCGGCAGGGATGGTGACACTGGTACTGGACGCGGTTCCGTCTGCGTTCGTGGTTACGGTGCTGGTCTGCATCAAGACGACGAAACCGCCGTCAGTGGTGTCGGTCAGCGTGCCAGAACCGGAGCGCAGGGCGGAACCAAAATAGGTTTGTGCCATGTCGTTCTCCTGAAGAGAGGGAGGCCGAAGCCCCCCATCTCATGTTTAGACGCCCGGCGTGCCATACATGGCACGAGGATCAGTGAAGCCGATGTCGTAACGCTCGGTGGCCTTGTAGCGCATCGAGTCGGTTTCGAAATCGCCCTCCATCGTCTTTTCCAGACGACGGCGCATCATCAGTTTCATGCCCTCGGGCGCATCGGTCTGCACCCACCATGCGGTTGCGCTGGTCAGACGCGAGATCACAGCGGCACCCTCGTCCAGCAAGCCAATCGACTTGATGGGGTTGATGTCGTTGTTCGCGTTGCCAGCACGCAGCACGGACTTCAGGAGCACCTCGGCTTGGAAGACATTGCCGGGGGCCACCACCAGTTGGCGGGGCACCAGACGGATCTTCTTGCCGTTGTTGTCCACGGCCTGACGGATCTGGATGAGCATCTGCTCAAGCGAGGTCTGCGACAGGTTCGCGGCGGTGGTCAGCAGGTTGCTGAAGGTGCCGTTCACGATGGGGTGCGAGGCACTGTTCAGCGCCACACCGTCACCACCGGGGTACGATGCGTTGAATGCGCGGTTCAGCACATTGGCGGCCAGCGTTTCCTTGGTCTCGATCAGGGACTGAGCGAGGTGGCGGGCATACACCTGACCGATACGGATGTGGTCGCCGTCCTCAACCAGCACTTTGGTCAGGGCGAAGGCGAGGCCATACACCTTGTACACATAGCGCTTGAGGAACAGCACACCACCCTGCTGATAGGTCACCGGAGTGCCATCAGGCAGTTCCGGCGCAGCGCCGAAACCGTACAGGACGGGTTCTTCGTGGTAGTTGCGGGGAATGCCTTGCTGTTCGCGGAACACTCGGCTCCACTCATCAGCACGCTGGTCGTAAACGCCATCGAAGCATTCATTCAGGATTGGTTCAACGATTGACCGAAAGTCGGTACTACGCATCGGAGCGGCCATGATTCACCCCTTTCTTAGATGGCGTTAACGGACGCATTGAACTGCGACTCGTTGACAGTTACGCGAACAATCGTGAACGCATCGCCCCAATCGTTATCGGGGTACGGAGCCAGATCGCGAATCAGCATCTGTGCGCTGTTGCCAGCACCGACCAGAGTGGTCGAGAGCGTGCATTGCGACAGGCCGGTCGTGGTCGAGCCAGCGGTGGTGTTGCTCAGATCGGCCATGTCGCCGATAGAGGTCTGGGCCAGCGAGCCAGCAGCCTGAATTTCGTAAACGATGTTGGGGTCGTTGTAGAAATAGGCCACGCAAGAACCGGTCTGGTATGCAGTGTTTGCAGGCCAGTAGTTCGAGACGCGGCGACGGCCAGTGGTGTCGGTGAACTCCACACCTGCAAACGCGCCCTGAAAGGCGTCGCCTGCGGCCGCGACAACGAGGTTGCCGCTGGAATTCAGCTTGACGGGTTGACCCTTGAGAATGTCGGTGTTGTAAGCCGACGCGATACCGTTGGCAAGCGCCTGAGCGCGATCCAAACCCGAGGGATGGAAAGCGGGGCGCAAACCGAACGGAGCATTGGTCGAAGACATTGTCTTACTCCTTGGTTGAAGTCCTTACCCGTGGAATACGGGCGTCGGAACGGATCGTTCGATTTCACCAAAGCCTTCGCCTTCAACTCTCCCCAGAGACCTGCCTGTGGAGTCACGAGCACCCTGAAGATTCTCCAGTTGGACTCGGATCTTTTCCGACTCCTCCATGGGCTTCTCATGGTGCATCTGCAACATGATGTCCTGATACATATCCATCGGGATTTTGAACAGGAGCATTTCGTTGCAGGCAATGAAACCAGCGTGTTCTCCAGCCTTTACGCGGAAATTCTCGAACCCGGGTATCTCTTCGGTTTTCACCGGTACATATCCGAGACGGATTCGCTTATCAATGCTGTCGTAACTGTTGGTCGTTGATAACCAGCAAAGGTGCCAGCCCGGCAATTCGGGCAACTTTGGTAGCGCACTTTGTGTCCACTCATCGCTCCACATCTTTCGACGCTCCTGCGCTGACATGAACTTCTCTTCAGGTGCCGCCCGGCTGGCGTCCTCACTGGCGCGAGTTTCGCGACCACCGGCGTTGAGAGATTTTTTGAGACGAGAATCCATGATGTTTACCCTCTATTGTTTCGTGCCTGCTCGGCGTAGCGTTTGATCATTCGGTTGCGTGACGCGGGGTCATCCCACAGTCCTGCGTCCTTTATTGCCCGTACCATTTCAGGTTCGAGGACAAAGGTTTTTCCGGTTTGACCGGGAACCGATGATTCTCTACTTGAGCCGGTGACGAAACTTCGAGGTCTCCTTCGTGGTTGGTCGTCTTGTTCGTGAGTATAGCGATTCGGTAAACGAGCGTGCAAGCGTTTGTCAAACTCGTCCCAATACTCTTCGCTCGCGGGATCCCAGCCCTCAGAGGCCAGCCGGTTGTCGATCAACTTGGCGATCTGGCTGTCCTCGTCCCCACCGTTGGGGTCGTACCAAGGATTGCGCTCCATCCACTGGTTGGCCAACTTGACCAAGCGAGGATTGGCGGGGCCTGCATCGTTGTTTGTGGCCTGCACGGCGCGTTGCTTGATGCCTTGCATGGCCTCGACCTTACGGCGTGCCTCATACCAGCCTTCTTGGGCCTGCATGAAAGCCGCACCGTCGGAGTTGTCGGTGGCTTCGCGCATCTTGCGCTTGAAGAACTCAAGGCGGGCCTCCTCGTCGGAGATCGCCGAGTCGAGACGGGCCAGATCGGCGGTGTGCGTCTTGCGCTCCACCGCGGCCAGCCGCTCCATGAGTTCTTGGTTCTGCCGCGTGAGCAGGGTCAGGCGCTGATCCTTCTCTTCGTTGGTGCGCTTGATGTACTCTTTCTTGGCGCGGCGTCGTGCCCGGCGGGCGTCGCGGATAGCGTCGGTGTCACCGGGTTGGTCTTCGTCACCAGAGTCGTCCTGCGGGGCGGCGTCGCCGCCATCGGCCATATCGACGCCTTCCATGCCCTCAGGCAGTGCGACGACGACCGAGCCGTCCTTCTCTTCGGTGACCTCAAAGACCTCTTCTTTGGGCTTGGTTTCTGTGTTCATAGGAATGCCTTCATCAAAAGCGGATTGCCAGTGACCTTCGCGATGATTTCGTGATCGTTCAGGATCATGAACAGCGCGGGATCTTCGTCATCCTCGCCGGGCACTTCGACCTCCCAGCGATCACCGCCCCACTTGGGGACGCGGATGTAGTCACCTGCCGAGCACCATGCGCCCTCAGGCCACGCGACCATCGTGTCGCGGTGCTTGAACGCCAATGGGCCGACCTCGATGACCTTGGCCACCATGTTGTTCCACTTCTCGGTTTCCTTGGTCTCTTCGACCAAGATAATCCCGGCACTCGTTGCCTTCTTTTTGGTGCGGCGCAACTGCACGAGAATGCGGCCGCCAAGAGGTTTCGCACCGGGGTCTACGCTCGGAAATGCCCAAGCCATCTCAGCGGCGTCAGCCGCTACCGGTTCATTCATCTTCATCGTCTTCCTTCATCAGGTTATTGAGTATTTCGAGGGCTTCTTCTAGTCCCTCGTTTCTTCCAACCAGCCGCTGATAGGTGTCCCAATTCGGCGCATTACCCTGCGCCAAGGACGAGGCAATTTGAGCCTGCGACGCCTTGATTCGGCCGATCAGATCGGAAATAGTTGCCATGAGTTTTTATTTGGGCTTCGCTTGCGAGAGACCTCCCTTCTGCGGTGCGGGCTGCTGGCCCTTGGGTTGCAGGGAAGTCCCGTCAAGTTTCTCGCCCATGGCGATGCGCTTGTGCATCGGGATCATCATGCTGTCTTGCGGTTTACTGGTAGCCATTTGAACCTCCGAGTTTGGATTGATAGTCGATGACGATGCGCTCCTTGTCGTTCACAAGTCGCGCCGCATCTCTCGTCAGACGAGCCGTCTCGATGCGTTCCTTCAACTCCATGTCGCCCGTTGCAATGGCCAACTTGAGTTGCAGTTCTTCCATGGCGCGTTGCTGCTCGAACTGCAACTGCTCCATGTCCTTCTGGATCTTGGCGGCAACTTCCTTGTCCTTGAGTTGCAACTCCGCCTGATCGCGGGCCTGACGGCGCTGGGTCTCGGCCATGCTGGTCTGTAGCAGCACCTGCGCGTCCGGCGTCATGTCGGGCTTGGGCTTGTACTTCTGCTGATCCTGAACCATCTTCTGGATCACCGGCAGGATGCCTTGCAGGGTCTGCTCGGCGTCCATCTCGGTGTGCTGGCTGGCCAGCGCGAACAACTT